AATTATGGCATCAAGTTTTTCAACAAATTCAAAATTAGAGCTTATAGCTACAGGTGAGAAAGCTGGTCTTTGGGGCACGATCACTAATACAAATCTACAAATTTTAGAACAATTATCTTCAGGTTATTTATCATCAGCACAATTAGCTTCTGGAGATTTAACTCTAGCACTTGATAATGGTGCAACATCAAACGGTAAAAATTTATATATTAAATTAACAGGAACATTAGGAGCAAACAGAAATGTAACCATACCTGATGGATCTGAAAGAATTATTATATTTGAAGATGCAACAACTAGAGGCACATCTACACTATATACAATAACAGTTAAAACTGTATCAGGGACCGGGGTTGTATTACCCATTGGATCTAAATCATTAGTATATTCTGACGGCACAAATGTTAGTCTTGGTATTCGTAACAAAGGCTATGTAACTTTAAACTCTTCAACAATCACTGCGTATACTGCAGTAGATGGTGATCAAATATTTGCAAACACAACAGCTAACCCAATTACGGTAACTTTACCTGCATCACCAGC